CGCCTGCACAAACCCACTCGGAAAGAAGACATTTGACTGCTCATCACGCAGCCGCAATAAGGTCTCTAACGTGTAGGTCATCGGCACACCGTATTGGCCAAACGCACGATCAACCTCTGAATACCCGTCTGACCTCAAAAGTTTTGACAGAATCTTTGGTCGGTTAGCGCGCAAGCCTGCGGGCGCGAGACCACTGTAAGGAACACCCCAATTGAGCTTGTCTTTTGGTGTGTGCTGAAGAATCAAAGACTTTGCAGACCAATAGAACGCATTGTCTAAATCTTCAAGTTTTCCTGCAAATAAACTCGACAGGGAGACGAATCTGGATGCACAGCTCGCGGGGCAGGCCGTCGGTGAAGTATGGCAGCCTATTTTTGTCAAATAGCGCCCCACCGCAGGAACCCACGGAACATGCTTTGTTACGCGCCCGTCGCTGACGGGTAAGTGGATCCCCACAAACTCCGCCCTTCCTGAAACTATGCACTTCAGCTTCGCGCTGTATCCTATCGACTCTTGGTTCGATATCACAATGCCACAGTGGCCTGAATTTCTGGCGTCAGAAAGCTCTCGTGAAGAGCCTCCGACCAAATCATCCCCCTCGCAAAACACGCGGAGGAGAATCTCGCGAGATTCGACTGGCCCATCAACTGTAAAATACAACGGCACTGACTGGAACACCCACGGATGGGCGTTGAAATGACCAGTCGGGAATTGGCAACAAAACTTGCCGGCATCTTTCCCCTGTACCACCTGCATGAACAGCGTCTCGATGTCTTCTACAACTGAACTTAAAAATCCTGAAAGTTCATTCAGGAAATTTACCCCGCTTGTGAAGACCCAGCCGGAGTCAAGGAAGAGGTCTTTCCAGGTGACCGTCATCCTTGGATTTCCGACTGAGAATTCTGATTTGAGGGAAAAGCTCAGTTGCATTCCGTGGGCTACATCCCACGTCAGTTTCACAGCCTGTAATGTGACAAACTTTGCAGCAAGTTTGTTCTCAATGACATGGCCAATGTGGCATAACATTCCATAACTGTAAGACATCAGTCCTTCTCCGCTCTTACTGCACCTGGTCGCGAACTCCATGCGTTGTTGATCAAGTTCAATTAAGCATGTTTTGTCTTCTCTGCCTGGGAATGGCAGTCCTAATTCGCGGATTATGTAATCCACGACTTCTGTTCTTGACCTGCCCTTGATGGACAATAAATGAAAAATGCCATCTGTAGCGTCGAATATTAAATGGCTTAAAATTTGGACTGTGATTACGTGGACTCCTAAGAGTTCTATCCCGTTATCAACCGTCAAACGCGGCGGTTTCTTCAATTTTGGAATGCTTTCTTTCTTCCCATTTGCTTTTCTTGTTTGCATGAAGGCGACGTCGTAGGCATCTCTTTTCCCAAGCCTGGCGTCGACTTCCAATTTAGCACACATTTCAGCGACCTCGTCAGCTGAAAACTTTGATAGGACGACTTCCTCGAGG